GATCTTACTTTGCAGATCAAGGAAGCCAAGGATCCTTCACGCTACTGGACCAAGGGCGATACGATCCAGGATGTGGAGAAGACATCGTTCCTGTTGACCGACATGCCCAGCGACTGGCGGGTGACCGTCGATTCGCACTCGTCGTCACCGATTTTCAGTGATGAGAACACGCAGTTAATCGTCGGATCACACAAGATGGGCGTGGTCGATGGCGAGTACATGCTGGATAACTTGCCTTATCCCGACAAGGACGCGGCGAAGGCGCGTCTGCGGGAGAAGGAGGCCAAGAACGCACAGATGATGCAGGAAATTCTCAAGAATCGACCAGAGATTGGCGAAAAGATGCTTGAGAAGCAGGTAGCGGGCGGCAAAAAGAAATAATCAGTGGTTCAACCCCGGAAATGGGGTGATCACGCCGGGTCCGTTTGTTCCTCTGGCCATGCGCAGCGCAGGATCGGCTTCGGCCATCTTTTGTGCCATGTTCTGGGTGCGCTGGTTGTGCAGGGCGCGTTCGCAGTGCGCTAATTTGCTCTTGTCCATGTCTTCTAAGAGAAAACCTCCCATTTTTTCACGAGGGCAGGAGAGCGTATGCCCAAAATCATCAATAATAGCGATCCAATCGCTTGAACTGGGCGCATGCCCTGGATTGTAGCTCAGGTGTTCGGCTGCAACGCGAACTGTCTCCTCTTGTTTGAACATTAGCGGGAAGACGGTGGGGCCGACTACTACCGAGATGAGAAACATTATTTGGTCCTCGATTTGATCCAGTCATTGAAGCCGTTTTCCGGTATCCGAACGTGGTGCCGGATCTTAACCCATGGGGGGCCTTCGCCACTGGCGATGATGCTCCACATCCCTTTGTAGTTGATGCGTAGCATATCGGCGCATTCTTTTATGAACAGGTATTTTGGGTGCTCTACTGTCGAGACAGTAGGTGGCGGTTTAGGGGGTTGTTCCTGCATGGCTACTGAATAGCATGGAAAAACATGGAATACTAGGTGATTGCATGGAATAGCAATGCATTGTGGTTCTGGGGCACACTCCTTGGGTTCCCCGTACCGTGCGCAATTCGGCGTCGGTGCGTTTCTACAACCCCAACCGGAGTACGCACCATGATGGTTCGTAATCGGCGTCACAAGCGGCGCGGGCGCAAGTAGAGCACTCGATGCCTCCAGGAATGCCCCCAGCGGCTGCCGGCGGTGTCTCCCCTCCCGCCGGAGGCGCTGCGCCTCCACAAGCCCCCATGGGCGTCACGTCTGCCACAGGACCGACACCTAACAAGGGTTACGAGGCGCAGGTCATGCAGCAGCTGGGGGTGTTCGCTTCCAAGCTCCCTGAGATGATTTCCATGGTGGGTTTTTCCAGCGAGCTCGGGAAGGAGCTTACCAACATCATGAGCAAGCTGGCCAAGCACATGCCTTCCGGCGGTAACGACCCGACCTCCGAGCGCAATGTGCTCAACCGCATGCAGCAGACCAATGCGCAGAACATGCAGCAGGTGCAGCAGGCCAAGCCGCAGGCACCGCAAGGCGGCGCACCTCCTGGCGGCCCGCCGTCGATGCCGATGGGAGCAGCCGCATGACTGATATTTTCAAGGAGAAGAACGGCAAGGAAATCATGGTGTCGGCGGACGATCCGCAGTTCGCACCAGCCGTGCAGCAATGGCCCAAGGATGCGCCTTACGCGGTCCTGCCGGATCTGTGGGCCAAGAAGCATTGGCCGCAACACGTAGTCAATATCACGCGCCCGCGATTCGGGCGCGATCAGGGTTAGAAGGAGCACACAATGTCAAATCTCAACATTTTCCAGAATCCTACCAAGTCCATTCCCGAGAGCGACGAGCAGATCGTGCGCGTCTCGATGAAACAGATCGAGATTCAGGGTCGCACCGACCATCTCCCGGCGCAATCGAAGTCGTCCGAGCTTCCGCTCAACCACGTACCGAATGCGGGCTGATTTAGATGCCCATCATCGAGGTCGATGAGGCCGAGCTTCTGCGCAGCCAGCAGGCGCGCAAGTTTGTCGAGTCCATATGGAACAACCCGAAGGCTCGCCGCAAGCTTCTGGAGGCCCAGAAGGAGGTCAAGCCTGACGACCCGATGGTCAAGCAGCTTGATACGCCTGAGCCCTATGAGGAGCAATTCGCTGCTTTGCGCAAGGAGCTCGAAGACGAGAAGAAATCCCGCATCGAGGCCGAAGCCAAGCGCGAGCAGGATTCCAAGCTGGCGGAACTACGTCAGATGCGCACGAGCGGCCTGGATAGGTTGCGCAACGAGCATCGCTACACTGCCGACGGCCTCAAGGCGGTCGAGGAGATCATGGAGAAAAAGGGGATCCTCGACCCGCTGGACGCGGCTGCCATCTTCGAGCGCGACCATCCTCAGGCTGCCCCGATCGCTCCCAATTCCGGCTCGTGGAATTTCATGGAACCGGTGCCGGACGACAGCGAGGATTTGAAGAAGCTCATCGAGACCAAAGGCGAGAACAACCCGCTCCTCGACAAGATGACGCGGGAAACGCTGATGGAAATCCGCGGCTCGGCGCCGAGACGCTAAGGAGAAAGTAAATGCCTCTTCCTGGTATTGGCGTTGCGCCGGCTGCCGGCAGTCTCTACACCGAATTAACATCAGTAACGCGGCGCGCATTCGTGCCGCGTCTGTTCGTCCAGATTTATTTCGGCGCGCCCAGTTTGTTTTATCTGCTCGGCAACGCCCAGCGTGCAGCCGGCGGCCTCAACCAGGTTACCATCCCGTTGCAAGGCAACAGCATGGTACAGGGGCAGTACACTGGTTATGGCGGCGGTTTCAATTCTCCCGTCATCACTCCAGGCATCCAGAACGCGCAGTTCAATCTTGCCTACTGGGTGGTGCCCGTCCCGCTTCCCTTCGGTGAGACCGTCCTGCAGGCGACCGATCGCGAAATCAGCCTGCTCAAGGCTCGCATGAACGACGTTTATGCGGTCACGCGCCAGAACATGGCGCGCCTGCTCTATACCAATAACAGTTCCAACCCGCTGTTCCCCGACTCATTCCTCAACGCCTTTGATTCCGGCACCAACTTTCCGACCTATGGCGGCATCTCCCGCACCGCCGCCGGTAACAGCGCGTTCCAAGGGCAGGTCGTCAACATGGCGGCCGGCAAGTATTCATCGACCTACTCGGTGAACATCAACGGCTTCAACCGCAAGTCGATGGGTGTGCTGCTTGCGCAGACGACCGACGTGGCGGGCGGCGAGGCGGTCACCTATGTGGTCATGAACCCTGGCGATTACGCCACGCTCAACACCGACTTCCAGGGGGTTGAAAATATCTACGTCGATCCGAACGCTTCGTACACAGCTGCGATGGGTGCGCAGGTTCGATCCTCATTCCCGAACCTCGTGGTATCTGGCGTACCAATTTTTGCCGATCACTTTGTCCCGCAGGGAACGGCTGTAGGAGTCAACGTCAAATACACTGCTATCTATTTGTCTGAGGATGCAGCCTTTGATTTTTCGGGGTTCTACAGTTTGGTACCCCTCGGCCAGATAGGTCAGCAAGGTGTGGTCGTTGTCGGCTACGATCTTGTTTCCGCAAAATCGTCATCCGGGTTCCTCGCCACCAATATAGGAGGAAATGCTTTCTGATGTGAGATAATTGCTTCGGCTATTCGAAGCATATCTTCGTCGGTGCCGGCACCTTTTAAGTTGTTGACTGCAAAAAGTACGAAACGGCAGTTATCTTGAGTGTAGCCTAGATCGCTTCTGATGCGATCGATGCTTGGAGAGAAAGGACAGTAGGATTGGGTTCCAAAAGCGAACGGTAGATTTGATACTGCACATCTGCCAGTCCAATTTTGGATGCACCATTCTCGGGTTAAGTCGAATGCGAACTTTTTCTTTGCAGATCGATTACGCGCGTTGGCAAGCGCTTCCTGCCAAGGATAGCGTTGGCGGCGGTTTTCATATTCTTTATGACGAATTTCAGGATGTGCAGCACGATATGCAGCGCAACGCGCTATATGTTTTTCTTTGTTTCTTTCGTAGGTTTGCTGTCGGCGTATTTTGGCTTCTTCGGGATGTTCAAGGCGCCATTGTTTTTGCTGTGCCAAAGTTTGTTTACGGTGGTTTAAGTAGTGTTGTTTACGCCTGGCATTCTGTTTTTCGCGATCTGGACGTTCAAACCAGATGGCACGTTTATAGAATTTTTTTGCTTCTTCTCGGCAAGGTTTCGAGCAGAATTTTTGATCAAAGCGAGTCTTATGGTATTGAGCATGACAGATCTGGCAGGTCTCAGTTTTGCTTTCGCCTAGCGTCGTTTTCATGGATACCTCCCTACGGCCGATCCCACACTCTAGCACATGAGGAAGCACTATGCCAAGTCCATTGAGTGGGCCCGGCCTGGGACTCCAAATACCCCAAAACCTGTATCCGTCCGAGCTGACCAACGCGCCGTACGATTACGGCACCAATCAGGTCGCGCTTCCCGGTGGTACTCAGATTCCCATTCCCGCGGGCGACTGGTACATCTCGCT